ATGGCAACGCACTTAGTTATAGGTGACCCTCATTGTACACCTAAAGCAAGCAATGATAGATTTCTGTGGGCAGGTAGAGTAGCAGCAGATTATAAAGTTTCTCATGTAATATGTATGGGTGATTTTTGTAGTATGGATTCTTTATCTTCTTATGATAGAGCAAAAAAATCATTTGAAGGTAGAAGATATCAAAAAGATATGGAACATTCACATCATGCATTATCTTTATTTAATAAAGGTATGGGTAAACATAAAGCTAGAAAGATTATGCTACATGGTAATCATGAGGATAGAATAGATAGATTTGTAGATGATAATCCAGAACTTGATGGTACACTCAAGATTAGTGATCTTAAATTTAAACAATATGGTTGGCAAGAAATACCATACAAACAAATGAAAGTTATAGATGGTGTACATTATGCACATCATTTCCCATCTGGTATTATGGGATCAGCTATATCTGGTGAAAATATTGGTAGAACTCTCTTGACAAAACACAAAGTTTCTGCTACAGTAGGACATAGTCATTTGTTAGATTATGCTGTATCTACATTACCAAATGGTAAAAAGTTACATGGGCTATCTGCTGGATGTTATTTAAGTCATCCAGAACATTTTGCTAGAGATACACAACATATGTGGTGGAGTGGTCTAATAGTTAAAAGAGAAGTAAAAGATGGTAATTATAATATAGAAACAATTGATATTAAAACTATTAGGAGAGAATATGGAAGAAGATAATTATGTATTTGAAGTACCTATAGATTCTAAAAGAACATATAGGTATGAGAAAGATCATAGTCATGATATGTCTTATGAGAATGAAAGAAAGCATGACAATGTACATTCACCTTCTCACTACAAGCATGGTAAAAAAGAAACTATAGAAGTTATACAAGATTGTATGACAGATGATGAGTATCATGGGTACTTGAAAGGCAATGTCTTGAAGTATGTTTCTAGATATAAATTTAAGGGTGAACCTTTACAAGATTTAGAAAAAGCTAATTGGTATTTAGGTAGATTAATAATGGAGGTAAAAACAAATGCGAAAATTACCAAAAGGTAATATAAGTGAAGATGCATTAAGTCATGGCGAAAGAATGGCTTTAATTGCAGAGATAAACGGGTTATATGATATTATAATATATGCTCAAAAAAGAATAAATAAATTAAGAAATAAATTACCAAAGGAGGACAGATAATGGGACAAGTTAAACAGGCAATACTAGAAGTAGAAGATTTTGTATGTGGTTGTTTGCGTGAAGGTAGGACGTTAAATCAAACTATACGAGATGCTAGAGAATCTTTAGCAGCAAAAACTAATCCTTATTTTGATGATGAGGAATTAGTAGAAAATAAATACTACCAATTTAAAGGAGCAGAATAATGCGTGAATCATTTGTAGAAGCACTCAAGTGTAAGTATGAAGCAGAGATAGCTGCAGGTAAAGCAACAGCTAGAGTGTATCTTGAAAAACCAGTTGCTATAGGAGAACATCCACAGTTTTTAGATGAGTTAGATAAAGTTTTAACTAAAATATCTAATGCTGAAGAAAACTTAAAAACATTATCTAAACACTTTGACAATAGTGTTGATGATGATGATATACCATTTTAATAGGAGGATAGATGGATAAACAAATACAACCAAAACAATATCTTATAGATTCTGAAAAATTAAAAGATATTATGAGATATTTAATGACTAGACCTTATGCAGAAGTTGTTACTATTATGAATACTTTAGCAGCATTAATACCTTTTGACCCTAAAGGTGGGGAGAAAGATAATGGAAAAAAATAATTTAGATAAATATACTGGTATATTATTTGAATTAAAAATAGGGTTAAATAAAGATAATGCTATTGTAATTGATTATGGTGGTAAACCTGTTGGTAAAGTTAGGGAAGCACTAAAAGGTTATCCATATCATGGTAATTTATGTGCTGCTGTAATCAATCACGCTAATGCTGTTGGAAGAAAATTACAAGATGATATCAAACAACTTATACAAAAGGTTTAGAAAAATGTTTTGGCATAATAGAATTATGGATTTTGTTGAGAGATGTACTTCAAGATTTAATAGTTATCTCTGGACAAAAAGATGGGGTGATAGATCATTGTATCAATCAGACCAAAAAAAAAGACACCTAGAGTAAGTGCTCTAGATGTCTTGTGTTGCCTGTGGGGAGTCTTTATGGCTCCCCTTTTTTATTGTAAGTTATCCATTTGATTCGCTATAGGTTTCCTTTTAGGAATCAACATGTTTTCTGTCTCTACTATTGGTTTAATTCTATCATTATATACATTTGCTAAAAAACTAGGATAATCTGTTCTCTCTGCGTATGGGCTCATACCTTTAAACATATCTTCTATATTTTCAGTAGACTCTCTTACATTTTTATATCTATCATCTGTTGATATCAAAGATAAAAATGATCTAATACTTGCTTTACTATCAGGAAAACTAGCTATATTTACACCACCTGTCGTAGTAACAAAATCTTGATCACCTATAGGTTTCATACCAAAATAATTATTACCTTTTTGTGCAGTTGGTGCACCTTTAAATTTAAAATTACCTGTTTCTGCAGCAGCAACTGTGGCTATAAATCCTGTGGGTATTTTTCTTTCAATAGAATCTTCAGGATATTCCTGACGAACTTCTTCTATTGCTTTCATAAAATCTTTTGTGTTTTTTATTTCAGCCATAGTAATACTACATATAATTAAACTAGCAATTCCAAGCACGAAGTGCTTTATTAATTCTTGAATTTGGATCATTGGCAGTTTTAGCAGATGTAAGTTTTTTCTTCATGCCTTTCATTCTTGCACAAAAGCTAGCTCTACG